GCGTGACTCGCGGTCGAGCGCGTTGGCAAACGGCACGGCATAGTACTCATCCAAGCCATCAGCGGTGAGCGAGTATTCATCACTCATTTCGTCATCTCCCGGTGTGACATCCGGTTGCTCACCATTATACAGGTCGAAGTCCGTCACGTCGCCTGCGAATGCAACACGCAGCCTATCAAAGCGAACGTAGCCGAGATTTTGCACCATAGTGTTAAGAAGTGTTATGTCATTGCTATACGCGGCGCACACGTGTGCTACATACGGCTCATACTGCTCCGGAAGCTGGTCACCCATCAACCCACGTATGATGTCATACAGCATCTCATACGCGTCATCGACTTCACCGCCACCGATGTTATACACCAGTGACGTTTGCCACCGCGCTCGACCGCGAGTCACGCAGACGTGCGGCGAAATCCGGTAAGGCGATGCCTGTCGGTTCATATCCGATTCGCAACGTGGGTGAACTTCAGAAGGCGATCCAGGCGTACGGTCGTGCAAGTGACAAGGCCGCGACGAAACGCTGGATCATGCGTCGCGCTCGCGAACTTAACCGTGTAGATCTCATTCCCGACAACTGGACGGCCGCGGCCGGAACGGACGTAGAGACGTTCGCGCAGAAGAAGGAAAGTGACGTCAACCTGCCGGGTGGCAGCCATAACCTACGTAACTACTGGGTGCGTGGTGAGGGTGCCGTCAAGATTGGGTGGGGAACAGACGGCTCGTTTGCTCGCTGTGTTGCTCTGCTTGGGAAGCATGTGACACGACCACAGGGTCTCTGCGCCGAGTATCATCACGCAGCTACCGGTGAGTGGCCAACCGAGCACGGTAAGAAGGGAATCCCATCTAGCGTGGATATCGCGGTGACCGCCGACGGCACTGAGACGGCCGAGGCAACGCAGATCGATAGCGACGGCTGGTGGGAGGGTATCCTCGCCGTCGAGGACGTAGAGACGGGTGACCAGCGGAAGTTCTCGGCAGGTTCGTTGACGTGGCCTGATCCGGCATCGGTGACGGTTCCGCTTATGTGGACGCCGCAGTCCGAGGGTGCGCACAAGGGTGCCGTCGTAGCGGGCAACGTAAGTGAGATCTGGCGTGACCAGGTTGACCAGCGAATCATTCGTGGGCGTGGCCGGTTCGACCTTGGTGGTGAGTACGGCCGTGAGGCACATCGACTCACCAAGGAAGGCATGCTCTCTGGCATCAGCGTTGATCCTGACCAGGTAACCGACGCGAATGTTGAGCTCATCTATCCAGCGAAGTTCGACGGCGACCAAACACTCGTGAAGCCTGAGCTGACCGTGTACCACGCTGGACGTATCCGCGGCGCAACACTGCTTCTGTTCCCTGCATTCGTTGAAGCAAAGCTTGTTCTCACTAACGCTCCTGAAACCGCGGTAACCGCTGACGGTGCACACTACGTCGCGGCGGTGGATGAACCGTGGTCGGTCGTTCAGCACGAGATCGCTCTCGGCACCGAGATGTCACTTGAAACCGCACTCGGTGCGTTCGCGCACGTGCACGCTGACATTGATGCTGAGACTGTGTCACGCACTGCCTGCCGACTTCTTCATCACTCGGTGTTCGCCGACGGTGCGGTAGGTGACCCAAACGTCACCGCGTGTCAACGCGCGATCGCGCAACTCAATTCGGGACGGTCATTTGGTCTCGATGGTCGCGCACGGCGTGAGACGTACGAGCATCTCGCGGCTCACCTACGAGCGGCGGGTATCGAGCCTGACGCGTATGTAAGTGATGATCCGATCGTCGCGTGTGGCGACGTTCAACATCCGAAGAAGGAATGGTTTGACAACCCAGGCCTCACCGGTCCGTCACCGCTCACCGTAACAGATGACGGTCGCGTCTTTGGTCATGCAGCGTTGTGGAACTCATGTCATACCTCGTTCGCTGGATCGTGCACCGCACCGCCGTACGAGGCAGACTACTCATACTTTACGACGGGTGAGGTCGTCTGCGATGACGGAAGTCGCGTCGCCGCTGGACAGATCACACTCGGTACGTCTCACGCTCCGACGAGTGGGGTGACTCTCAATGCGGCGATTGATCACTACGGCAACACGGGGACGGCGGTCGCAGACGTTGCGGCTGGGATGGATGACCATGGAATCTGGGTTGCTGGCGCTGTACGTCCTGGCACCAGCGGCGAACATCTTCATGCCCTCCGCGCTTCTGCCCTGTCTGGTGACTGGCGCCGGATTGGTGGCTCTCTCCGTATGGTTGCTCTCCTTGCCGTCAACGTACCCGGGTTCCCCATTCCACGCACAGCGGCATTCGTTGCTAACACGCGACAGCTCAGTCTCGTGGCAGCGGGTATCGTCGATGAGACAGCCGTGATGAGCGCGGAGGTTGACTCACTCGCCGCGATGATCGGACGAAAGCGAAAGAAGAAGTCTATGTCGCCGAGCACAACGTACTGCAACTCCGACGTTGAGGCTCTAGCGGTGTCGATTGGTCGTGACCCACTGTCGTTGCTTCGACAGCAAGTTCTAGGATAGGGAAAACAAAGGCATGTGGTTGTGGTAAGACGCGCTCTGAGACGATGACGACAAACATGGCGCAGGTGCTTCTCGACCAACAGGAAGCGCAACAGCGCGAGCAGGAAGCGATGATTGCCTCTGCAGCGCGTGCATCCGGTAACGCCGACTCAAATAGTACGGCGCAACGCTTCGCGGCGTAGTTTCACACGGTTTGCTATCCGCGGTAGTGATCCAATATTATGGCCAACAAGGCGTCACTGGACCGCATCACACCAGGCAGTGAGGTACATTCATGGCGAAGAAGGATGAGGGAGTCGTCTTCCCTGAGGACATCACCTCCCTGTCGAATGAAGAGATCGATGATCTCGAGCAGAAGGCAGTCGCTGAGTTCGACTCGCTTTCTCAAGGTGATGTCGACGCGGAAGGTCTCGAAAACCTTCGCACGCTCGCCACGGGCATCCAGTCTCTACGCGAGACGCGCACCACGCGTACGCAGGAAGCCGAGGCTCGCGCCGCCGAGCAGAAGTCACTCATCGAGGGCGTGAACGCGGGCCGGCAGAACGGTGATGGAACTGAAGATGCCGGTAGTGGTGATGGTGGCTCTACCGAACCTGCTGCACCGAGTGATTCCGCTGGTGCACCTGTCGCGGTAACCGCGGGTGGCGCCACTACGAAACCTCGTGAGAGCGGTACTCGCGGTCTCAACAAGCCACTCTCGCTGGCAGAGATCACGCAGAAGCAGGGTTCGCAGAAGGTTCCTGAGCGTCGCTCCGAGTCGGTGCTCGTCGCATCCGCCGACATTCCAAACTTCGCGGTCGGCTCGCGACTGAACGATATGAACGCGCTCGTCGCTGCAATGCAGTCACGTGCACGTGCGCTTCCGATCCAGGCTCGCGGCGACGACACCTCGCGCTACCCGATCGCGTCTCTCCAGCGGGAGTACCGTTACACGCTGGATATGATGGCCGATCCGAGTGAGGTCGACGCCGTACTTCAGGCCGCCACCGACGTCGACGCTCTCGTAGCGGCCGGTGGCTGGTGCTCGCCGAGTGAGATCTCGTACGACTTCTTCAACATCGTCTGCGTGGATGGTACGCTGGATCTGCCGACAGTCGGCATCAACCGTGGTGGCATGCGGTGGCCGACGTCCGCCTCGTTCGGTGATCTCGTGGGAAACGCTGCGATGTGGTCGTGGAACGAGACACAGGACATCGCGGCTGCGACGGGTACCGCACAGTCCGGTACGAAGACCTGCGCGCGTGTTCCGTGTCCGTCGTTCAACGAGGCGCGACTCGCCTGCGACGGTCTCTGCCTCACGGTTGGTAACCTCACCGAGGATGCCTACCCAGAGCTGATCGCAAACCACACTCGCTTGCTGTTCGCTGCGAACGCTCACAAGATTAACGGTAAGCGCATCGCGCAGCTGGTCGCGGCATCGACGGCCGTCACGGGTGACGGTAACGCCACCGGTGCCGGTGTGGTCGCGCCGGTTCTCGGGTCGCTGTCGCTGCAGGCGATCGATTACCGTGATAAGTTTGCGATGTGTGACGGCGCGATTCTCGAGGTGCTGCTCCCACGCTGGATTCGCGGTGCGATGCGTTCCGATCTGCGGAAGCGCATGGGTGGTGGCATGGAGATGCTCGAGGTTGCCGACGCACGTCTGATGTCGATGTTCGACGCCGAGGGTCTTCGTGTTCAGTGGGTTAACGACTGGCAGGTTCGCGCCGCCGGCTTCCCGGGTAACAGCACCGCGATCACCGCGTGGCCGACGCAGGTGCGAGCGCTCATGTACGCGCCGGGTACGTTCGTGCTAGGGCAGGGTCTGCGGCTTGATCTTGGTCTGATCCGTGACTCGGTGATGAACGCGACAAACGATCACACCGCTGAGTGGATGGAGGAGTGCTGGCTCATCGCGCAGGTTGGTCACGAGTCGCGCAACATCCTCGTCAACATCTGCCCGGATGGCACGACCGGTGCGGCTGACCTCACGGCCTGCGGCGTCTAAGACGTGTCTTCATACGACATTCACGACTGACGAGGAGGTTGCGAGATGGTTCTCTCAAATCTTCCTCGTCAGTATGTGGATGACCCGATCGACCGACAGACGAAGCCGTACGGGCTTTTTGACGTCATACCTCCTACGACGCCACCTGGAAGTCACTGGCTCGCTGGTGTTGAGTATCAGCCACTCTGCGGTGGTGGTGGCACGACAATTGACTTCTGCGTCACCGGTTCCGCGCCAGCGAGCAAGGTCGAAACCGGTGACCGAACGATGCGTGGTGCGCAGCCGTTTACCGTATACGCCGAGATCGACTGTTCACCGCAGGCAGATGTCTGGGACACGCAGATAGCACGTGTCACTCGTATGCTTATGGAGAATGAGCAGTTCATCGCCGAGAAGGCGCTCTGGGACGGTAGGGCTGCGAATCTTGACATCGTTTACCCACACCTCGCGGCGAACACGGCGGTCGTCGACACTCGCAACGCGTTTGCGGTGACGCTACAGACCGCGGCGGTGCAGGTCTCTGGTTCGAACCCAGCCGCTCCGGCGCGTGCGCTTGGTCTGCTCGAGCAGGCGGGCTACCAGTGCTACACCGCGGGTATGGGTCTCATTCACGCGCCGCTCATCGCGATACCGTCACTCGTGAACCAAGGTATGCTTTACCGTGATGGTTCACAGCTTCGCACAATTAATGGCAGCACGATCGTAGCGGGCGCCGGTTACCAGAACACGGGTCCGGACGGAACCGCCGCACCGCCGAACACCGCGTGGCTCTACTTCACGGGACAGATGTTCATTTATCGAGGTGCGATCCGAACGTTCCAGCGTGAAGAGTCGCTGGATCGGAACGTGAACACATTGAAGGCGATCGCTGAGCGAACTTACGTCATGGGTTGGGACTGCTGTCACTTCGCGGTTCTGGTCAGTATCTAGGTGAGGGTTGAGAGATGGCTGATCGCCAGGTAGCGCCGATCAAGGCGAGGGTAATTCGTCTTGTGAAGCTCGACACGTGTGGCAACCCGGTTACCGGATCGTCCAGCGCGATGCTCGTAATGAAGGGTTTCACGCAGGTTCAGGTCTCGCCTGACTATGAAGAGGGCGAG